TTAATCGTTTCTCTTGGTTCTACTCCAGGTCTTGGATATGCTCCTCGCTTTGGTGCTAGCATTGAGGCAGAGATTGTTAATGGAGAGGTCGTCGGCATTATTACTACAAATACAATCGGTGTTACCACTGATGTGAAGTATGCTGACTACAATAAGGATACTGGTGAGTTGGTAGTTACTGCCTATGGTGCTCCAGCAACAGCACAACTTAGCATCTCTACCGCTACTTATGTTGAGAATACAGGTTCACTTATTATCACTACACCAAACTCACTCACAACTCTTGGACTCCAAAAGGATGATATCGTTGTCCTCAATGATATGAGATTTGATTGTGGTGGATATTCCTCTACACCAGTTAATATCGTTGATGCTCCTTATAACGAGGCAACAGGAGAACTTAAGATTACAACTGCTGCTGCTCATGGTCTAGAAATCAACGACTATGTTGAACTAGAAGGTCTAGAATATACCTGTTCTGGTTACTCTGTAAGAACTGTTAATGTTACAGCAGTTACTTATGATGATTCCATTGGTGTTGCTACTGTTACAGTTGATGCCGCTCACGGACTCATCATTGGAGATTCTGTTGCCCTCAATAATCTTGAGTTTGAGTGTAACGGTTCTTCACTCACAACAACCACAGTATCAAGCGCAATCTATGATGCTCCTACTGGTGTTGTTACCGTAACCACAGCAACTCCACACGGCGGTTCCCCTGGTAGCACCATTAGTTTGGAAGGTCTTGAGTTCTCCTGCCCTGGTGAGTCATTCTCAACATCTCTCGTCACTAATGCTATCTACGATGGGACCACTGGTATCGCTACCGTCTTCGTAGACTCCGCTCATGGACGTAATCCTGGTGATACCATCCGCCTTGAGGATATGGTCTTCGCCTGTAATGCTGATGACTATCTAACCAATATCGGAGTATCCACTGCTGTTTACGATGCTGTTGTTGGTGTCGTCACAGTTACAACCATCGCACCACACACCTTAAGCAATGGTGATTTGGCGAGACTAGAAAACCTAGTATTCTCCTGTGGTTTTGGTACTAGTGTGTATCCTAGACCTGGCGTTGAAGGACTTGAATTCCAAGCGACAGTGGTTGACGCTACTAATGTCTCATTCAACGTAGGTGTTTCTACACTAGCACACTCATACATCTCTGGTGGTGAGGTAAGAGTTGGTTTCACAACAACTGTTTACCCAACTGGTGCATTCGGTTATGACTTCCAGGTCATTGGTGCTGCTACAACATCACTCAGCGTCAATGTCGGCACATCTACCATCCCACACACCTATGTGTCTGGTGGTCTAATGTACGTTGGTCTAACAACCACTACCTTCCCTGATGGGACGTATGGTTATGACTTCCAAGTCATCTCTAGTGATACAAATACACTCAGCGTCAATGTTGGTGCTTCTACAATCCCACACACATATGTCTCTGGTGGAACGGTCACTTCTGGTATCACAACGACTATCTTCCCAGATGGAACGTATGGTAATCAGTTTACCGTCCTAGGTGTAACAACTTCCAATGAGTTTACTATCTTTACTGGTGGTCCTACCCCAACCATTACTCACACATATGTTGGCGGTGGAACAGCAACGGTTGGTTTCACAACTACGCTATTCCCAGATGGAACTTTTGGATATGACTTCCAGGTTCTAGATGTAACTAACTCCACTGAGTTTGTTGTAAATGTCGGTACTTCTACTATTACTCACGTTTATTCTCAGGGTGGAACAGCAACCGTTGGTCTAACAACAGATATATTCCCAGACAAAGATAATACCTTTGCTATTGTCTCCATTGTTGACGATAATAGATTCTCTGTTGATGTTGGTGTATCCTCTATCCCACACGCCTATGTGAGTGGCGGTACATGGCAGAAGTTTAATCCCTTTAACTTTGGTCGTGAGGGTGATAGACCTCAGTTCGTCTACCTAGATGGAATGGAGTTTACTTGCCCAGGTAACAGTAACAACCGTTGGGTAGATCCTTTCCAGCGTCTTATCAGCGTTGGTTTCACTACAACTATCTTCCCAGACACAACAGATCACTTCCCACTCGTCTTTAGAGATGATGCCGCTCATTGGAGAATCCTAGTAGGCACAGTTGGTTTTGATCACATCTATGTGAGTGGCGGAACAATTGGTCAGTATACAATCAACTCTGTTGGTTCTGGTTATAACCACGTAATCAACGTTGGTTTTGAGGATGATAACCATACTGGAACCGAAGCAGTTGTAGAAGGTCGTCCAACCTCTGGTGGTGAACTTGAGTTTGTTATTACAAACCCAGGAACAGGTTATACCGATGGCGTCTACGCCTGGTGCCCTGATCCTCAGTTCTATAACCTTCCAGTCAAGACAATCTTCCGTCGTGGTGCTATTCCAGAAGCACTTGCTAACGCTCCCGATGAAGATGCCTGGCAGGAAGAGTATGGCGGCAAGAACCTCTTCGTATCTTGTGAAGTGGGTGCTGCTAATACCATTGCTGCTGGTAGATCTGAATACTTCGAGGTCAAGAACTTTGAACTAAGCAACCAAGGATTCTCATACTATCCAGGTGATGTTATTGAGGTTGTTGGTCTAGTCACTGCTAAGGGTCTCACAGAACCACTAGAAAACTTCCAACTCACTGTTCTAGAAACATTTAGTGATAATGTCTCTGTTTGGAACTTTGGTGAATTGGATTATATTGATAGTATTAAGGAACTCCAGGATGGAAATAGAACTAGATTCCCACTCATCTACAAAGGAGAAACATTCTCATTTGAACTTGATCCTAATGAAGAATCATCTGCTGCTATTGACCTAGACAGCATCCTTCTCATATATGTTAATACAGTTCTTCAGGTTCCCAAACTCAACTACATCTTTGAAGGTGGTACCTCTTTCGAGTTTACTTCCCCACCATTTGCTGAGGATGATGTTGACATCTATTTCTATCGTGGTAAGCGTAATGTTGACTCTCGTATCATTACGGAGATTGATGAATCAATCCGTCCAGGTGATGAACTACAGATTCGTAAGAATGACTACACTATCCTAAAAGATCCTGATCCTAGATCCAAAACACAGAAAATTAGAACTGTAACTGAGATTATTTCTTCTGATACGGTAAGAACTAACATCTACTTTGGAAACAAGGATATTGATGAGGTTCGTCCTCGTGAAGTTGCTTGGGACAAGCAAAAGCGTGATATCTTTATCTACGGAGATCCAGCACCTAAGACTCGTGATAGTTATGAACCAATTATCCAACCACAATGTGCTATTATCCGAGATATGGGTCAAACAGATACTGAAATGTTTGTTGATAATGCTAGGTATTTTGAATATGAAGCATTCCCAGAATTCTATCCAGCACAAGCTCCTCCAGTCCTATCTTCCTTGAAAGGAAGAGCATACAAGACAACGATTGAACAAGTCGAAGAAGCGGAGTTTGAGGTGGTTGTAAATTCTAATGGTGCAATTCAAACAGTTAACATCATCAATCCTGGTAAAGGATATGAGACATCACCAGCACCAACATTATCCGTTGCTCCCCCTCTTGACGGCGATAGAGCATCATTTACCGCCATTATGAATCCATTAGATGGTTCTTTCACAGCAATCATTGTAAGCGATGGTGGTAGTGGTTACGATCCTCTAGATCCACCAATTATTATGACGGCAAGTCCAACCATTGCGTATGAGGATTTCCCATTCACCAATGTTGAAGGTTTCTCAGGCATTATCACTGGTATCAGAGCAACTGGTGGTATTGGTCCAGTAACTAAGGGAATCGAATTCCGTTATGTTGTGGAAGATGGAATAATCCCAGCAGATCTTAAGATTGGATACTCTGTTGTAGTCAACAACTCTGTTGTTGGTAGTTCCGTAAGATCGATCGCAAGCAACGCTGCTCAGGTTGTTGGTTTGGGAACACAATTCCTTGATTGTGTCTATCAGGTTATGGGTGTTACGGTATTGGGTAAAACAGGTTCCTTTGAGGTTAATGTTGATAGTTCAACTAATATTAATGGAATTGATCTTGATGGAGAAAATCTAGGGCAGTTTAGTTGGGGTCGTATTTCCGGTATTGAAAGAGATATCGATCAGGCAATTGACTTTAATGATTGTGACGGTTCTACGTTTAGTTCAAATATGGAGAACTATCCGATGTTCATCAGGAAAGGTGAAGGTTTGAGAAATGAGGGAGGACTTGGAAAACGTGTATAAATACTTTCACGGTATTTTATCGCACTCTGTTTTTATACAATGTCCGCACTCATCACAGACGATTTTAGGCTGTTTAACGCAGATAATTTCGTTACCTCTGTAACTGACCCAAATAATTCATATTACATCTTTGTAGGATTACCAAATCCTGTTGGAGATGGTTATGGTAGAACTCTCGATTGGAATGATGATCCACCATCTCCAATCGATAACTTCGCTTATGTTCGCCATACTTACGATACCATGATGTATGGTCGTCGTATTACCCCAGGAAATATTCGTAGAGTAATACGACGTATTGATTGGGTCCAAGGGACTAGATATGAGCAATATCGTGATGATTATAGTGTATTCAATGTGTCCCCTAATACGGGTTCAACTCGTTTGTATGACGCCAACTATTACGTTGTAAACAGTGATTTCAGAGTGTATATCTGTTTAAGCAACGGTTCTAGTGGTGCTAACCCCAAAGGAAATGGTTCAGAAGATGAACCAAACTTTGTAGATACTGAACCGAGTGCGGCAGGAAATAGTGGCGATGGTTATATTTGGAAATACTTATTTACAGTATCTCCTTCCGATGTTCTAAAGTTTGACTCAACTGATTACATCACTGTTCCCCCCGATTGGACTACATCTGATGAACCTCAGATTACCGCTATTCGGGAAAGTGGTGATTCAGACTCAAATGATTCCCAAATCAAACAGGTTTACATTGCCGATCCTGGTGCCGGTTATGCTGGTGGAACGGGACAAGAATTCCCTATCATTGGTGATGGAAAAGATGGTCGTGTTATCATCGACGTCAATTCTGGTAGGATTACCAGAGCAATTGTCTCAAAAGGTGGTAGCGGATATAGTTGGGGTCTAGTTGATCTAGGACCCATTAATGCTAATATTACTAGAGCAGCAAAACTAGATGTTATCATTCCACCCTCAAAAGGTCATGGTTTCAATCTATATGAAGAACTTGGAACTGATAAGGTTCTTGTATATGCTAGGTTTGACGATTCAAATAATGATTTCCCAACAGACACAAAGTTTGCTCAGATTGGTCTTTTGAGAAATCCACAGATTAATGGGTCTACTCAAACATTCCTTAAAAATACATTTACAGCAGCAAATTCACTTAAGATTCTTTCTTCTAGTGGTGAGGTAGAAGTTGGTCAGGTTATTAGTCAGCAAACTACTGAAGGTATTGCTCGCGGATACATTGTTTCTTTTGATGATGAAACTCAAGTTTTGAAGTATATTCAAGACAGATCCCTTTATCTAAATCAGACTAAGGTTCAGATTACCGATGGTTCTACTGACTATATTGGAATTAGTACCAGAGGTGAAAAGATTCCATTCGAGTCAAATACAAACAATATTACTACTACTGATGGTTTTATTGCTAGCGTTGATACAACATTCAATGGAAGTACAAGTCAAGTTGGTGATAGGTCTGTTGAGTTAGGAGTTGAGTTTACGAATGGTATTGCTGAAAGTGAGATAAATAAACAGAGCGGTGAAATACTTTATATTGATAATCGCCCGATTGTCCCCAGAAATCCCCGCCAAAAAGAAGACGTTAAAGTTATCTTGGAATTCTAAACGATGTCCCAAATCAATCTCGATACTAGCCCATATTTTGACGATTTTGATGAGGAGAAGGAGTTTTATAAAGTTCTCTTCAAGCCAGGATTCCCTGTCCAAGCAAGAGAACTAACGACTCTCCAGTCAATCCTTCAAAATCAGATTAGCAGATTTGGCGAGCACTTCTTTAAAGAAGGCTCAATGGTTATTCCAGGTGCCATAACATACAATGCTAACTATACTTGTGTCCTTGTTAATCCACAGCAGGGTGGAATTGACGTATCGCTATATCTTGATAAACTGATTGGGACGAAGATTACCGGTCAAATTTCTGGTGTAAGAGCAAAAGTAGTTAATATTCTTTTACCTCCTGATGAGGTATCAACAAATCCAACCATTTATATTTCTTATGAGGATAGTGGTAATGATGAGGTACAGGGAACTTTCCTAACTGATGAACCTCTCATTAACGAAACGCCAATTGTATACGGTAATACAACTATTAGTGCTGGCAGTATCTTCGCCACTACATTAGTTCAAGATGCTACAGCAGTTGGATCTGCCGCACAGATTGCTAATGGTATCTATTTTATTAGAAATACTTTTGTAAATGTATCTGAAAGTGTTGTTATCTTAGAACCTTATTATAACGATCCTTCATTCAGAGTTGGTCTACAGATTAACCAAACCATTGTTACTGCTGGTCAGGACGAATCTCTGTATGATAATGCTAAAGGATTTAATAACTTCTCTGCTCCCGGTGCAGATCGTTTAAAAATTACAGCAAATCTTACTAAGAAACCAATTGATGATACCAACGATGTTAACTTTATTGAGTTGCTTCGTGTACAAAATGGTGAACTCAAGAAACTTGCGGAAACCACTGATTATAACTATTTAAAAGACTATCTTGCTCAAAGAACGTTTGATGAATCTGGAAACTATGTCTGTAAAGGCATGGGCGTCACGGTCGATGAATCACTCAACAACGGTTTGGGAAATGGT